TAGAGGAGCCAATACTAACTCGAGTTGAATATCTCTTTCGATATTAGTTGATACTGTTTGCTCAAAGTCTGCACTAGATACGCCAACACCTGAATGAGCGTTAACTTTTTCCATCACATTTTTCGCAAGGTTAGTATCCCAACCTTTACCTGTAGCAAGACCCATTACGAAAGCGTCATCAATGTCGCTTTGGAATGCTTTTTGCCAGTCAGAGTTCTTTCTGTCACCAAAAATTCTTTTTGACTCACGAATTGCTTCGATTTCGTCTTTTTTCTCAGTGAGTTCAGTTTTTAACTCATTGACAACTTTTTCAAGGTCTTCATGTTTTTCTGAAACACGTTTTTCAACGTCATTCATGAGCTGTTCAGCTCCTGACATGCCAACCTCTACGATTGTCTTGACCTTTTCTTGCTCAGCTTCTACAGCAGCTTTTTCTTGAGCTTCTAACTCAGCTGCTTCTTCGGCTTCTGCCAGCTCTTTAGCTTTCTGTTCAGCTTGTTGCATTGCAATTTTAGTAGCAGTTGATTTAGCTACTTCTTCTGCGAACGCTTTCAAGTCAACACCAGCTGGAGCTTCTGTCTTCTCTGTAGACATAGGTTTCTCCTGTGAAACGGTTTTACCCGCGGCTTGTGGCGCATCAATATCCACGTTTGTGTCTATCTTCTGAGCCTTATCTGCAGTATCTGCAGTAAATTGTTTTTTGAACTTTTCATATTCTTCCATATTGTCAAAGGACTTGGCAATAGAAAAAACAGCCGTTTGGTTAGCGGGAACGCTAACGACTGACACTTCGAATAGTTCAGCGTCTTTTATTTTATATCCATCAGTTTCTGAATTGTAATCTGCGTCCTTGACTCTGAAACCGACAGAAAAGGCTCCAAGAACACCATCTTTTATAAGATCCTTGATGTCACCCGCAGACTTAGAGATTCTCGCTCCAAGTTCGAGTCCATCATGTGTTACTTCCATAGAAGTAGCACGACCAATAGGTTTATTATAATCATGATTAAATAAAATGATAGGATTAGATTTAAAATTATCTAACCCACCGTTTTTTACCCATGCATCATGGTCTATAACATCTCCAGTTCTATCTAAAGCGTTGGTACTTGCTAACCCTTTAATATCAACACTACCATCTTCAGACTCACCAAGAGTTTTGAAAGTATTAGTCCAATGAAAAATTTTCTCCATATGTACCTACCTTATTTCTCAGCTTTTTTGGGAGCTGCCTTTGCTGTTTTAGAAGCAGTTTTCTTCTCCGCCTTTTTAGGGGCTGGAGCAGGAACATCTTCTTTATTAGCTTTGGCCCACTGGTCTGGAAAGTTAACTTTTAACATACTTTGCATGCGAGCCCAAGACCCAAAAGGTCTTTTAGCTGCCATGTAACGAATAGGTGCATCTTCTTGCATTTTATATTCAGAAGGCGTCATTATGCCGTTTTTAGCAAAGTAATCTGCTAATTGTTTAAGTATTGCTTTCTTGTTCGCCATTATCCTGTTCCTCTTCTTGTGGTGGTCTTCCACCGTCTTCGGGGTTAGCTGCACTACCCGCTATGTTTGCTGGGACTCTTAATTCATCGTGCCCATCTAAAGGCTCTTTTCCTAAAGCTATCCTAGCCTCGTTTGGTGACATAATACCTGTATTTACTAAAGTTGCATAGTACGCAGCTTGGTCTCGCAACTCGGGTTGTAACGCTGGGATATCTGTGACATCTTCGTTAATTTTAAACCCGAAGTACCTTTCAAAAGCATAGCCTATTTTTCTGATAATCGGTAAGATCGTTTCTAAATAGTAAAGCCTATGATTTGGTCTAATATTGGCATTATTTCCACCGTCTAAAAGTATGGGTGGAACACCCATAGCTTCTAAAATTATTTTTTCATTTGCAGTTATAGAAGTTTGGAAATCAAGTTCTTTAAAGTTAATCTTTGTTAAATCATCAACTTCAATACCACCATCTAATATTAGTGGTCGTTTTCCTCCATTCTTTGGATTGTATCTAGTTTGCCATGCTTGTAACATTCTTTCTTTAATTTTCTCAGAAAGAGTGTTTGGTGACTTAAGTACTAATCCTGGAACTGCTCCATTTTTAAAGAAGTTATCTTGAAACTTCCTCATGTTATCTAGTAAAAACATAGTTCTATATGCTGGTTTTAATCTTGGTACACCCCTATAGATTGAATTAAATGAGTTTTCTTTAATATGTATTATTTCTTTAGGGTTGTAGTTGATGTGTCCATCATACTCAAACTTATCAATGTAAGTACTAGTGTCCGAATGAATGACAACATTATTTGCAGGAAGATGATATAAATGTCTACCATCATAATATACAAAGATGTTACCATCAATCATTAAATCAATTATTAAATTTCTTTTAAATGTACTGATATCTTGAAAAGGATTCGGTTCTTTATTAAGTAATAAATCAACACGAGTCTTTCGAATATTTTCTACTACTGGTGCGATTCCATTTACTTTTTGTCCTATTGCAAAAGGAATATCTGCTGCATCATCAACAATCATGTTTACAGCTCTATTTACAACTTCTAGTTCTTCATAAGCTGATCTGTAATTGTCTTTCTTTTCACGAGTATCAATCGTTAAGCCTTCATCTAAGGCTATAAATGTTTGGGCAGGATTTAACTTTTCCTCTACTTCAGTAGTTCTACCCAATAATCTATCATACCATGCCATATTTTTCTCTCTGTATTTCTACCCATCTTCTTTGCTTTGGAGCTGTCACTAATTTAGGTCGCTTACCATAAATACTGTGGAGCCTTAAGTGGTGGGCTTTGCATAGTGTAGCAGCTTCGTTATATATTTCATTTTTATATTGTAGAATAAAATCTTCACGAAGATCCATTATTTGGTCGGCTGTTTCTACAGTAATATTATTACTTTTGAGCCATGTATCTAATAATTCAGTCATTCCGTAGAAGTGGTGGAACTCTAAATCTTCTGTTTCCCCACAGATATAGCAGTGGGGATGTTTTTTATATTTAGATTTCGCTTTATCTCTAACGTACTTGACTAAATCTCGTTTTAAATCCATAAATTCCTATTACTAAAAATTATACCAAAAATTTACCTTCTTGTCAACAATTATTTTTTTGTAGGTGTTTGATTAAAAGGTACTGGCTGATGTCTCAAAAGTGTACAGCGCATAACGTAAGGCGTCACTCATATGACTTGCCATGTTATGTTTTGGGCGTTCTTTCATTAAGTTTGGATTGTTATCCCATTGATACTGGTCAACGGCCGACAGGGTATGTCCACATCTTTGGTCGACAATGAGCTTGTCATTGTCAATTATACCCGCAGCATTTGCAATTCCGTCAAGAACAGATTTTTTAGCATTTATTGTAGATATATCAAAATTCTGAGCAAAATCAAACCGGGTCTGTTGAGCTGCTGAGTCAATATAAATATAATCTATACCATATTTTTCTATTTTTTCTCGGATTTGTATAGCATGCTGTTCAGTCGTTCTCTCAGCGTCAAGGTACTCATCGACAAGATAATATTTTTCCTCGTCCCAATCGTAAGCTATAACGCAAAACGCTGTTGGGTCTTTGTACCCAACATCAAGACCTGCGAAGACATCCATCTTTGAAATGTCTAGTTGACTCAAGTCTGCAACACATTCTTCAAAATTAAAATTCCAAATCTGCCCTTCATAAGTATTAAAGTCTGCTAAATACTCTTGGGCAAATTCAGCCTCTGACATAGCTCTTCTCGCTTCAAGTATGTCCTCTTCACTAAATCGTGGATTTTCATGATAAGTGGCTCTTATAGAAGCCCAATCTTTAAATTCATCACTAAATCCTCTATACCAAAACTCAGCAAACCAGTTATTTCTTCCCCTTGGAGTAGATATAAACACAGCTTTGCTTTGTTCTTTATCTAGTGTAGGTCGAAGCGCCACATTAAAAGCATCTTTGCCATTAGCGAGGGCAGCTTCATCAAAAATTATTAAGTCGTAGGATCTACCAACCGTTGAATCCACCTGATTAACAGATCCCATTCTTATAGTAGAACCATTAGATAGTTCTATTACTTTGTCTTTTGCATTATCTCTAACAACCTCTAAATCAAAGTGTTTTATTAGTTGTCTTTGTAAATCAAATGATATTTGAGATAATGAGTAATTTGGTGACATAATCAATATATGTGAGTTCGGCACGAGTGACACAAGTTGTCCAATTACATTTGTTATATACGTTTTACCCTGCCGTCTTGATATAGCGGCACAGATAAACCTATACTTCGGATTATTGATTGCATTTATTAAAGACATTTGAGCAGTATTTGGTGTAATACCTAAAAGCTCGAGATAGCTATCTATTGGAAGTTTAATAAACCTATTTGCGGAGTCAAACTCCATGATAGCATCTTTTTCTATGTCTTTTCTACTAACATCTAACATTTTAGTGAACTGTTTTGTTTTTGTCTATAGTATTGATTATGGGTGTCGGGTCTTCAACATCAAGTAAGCGTTCTTCTTCACAAACATGAAGAAGATACAAGTATCCCATACAAAGACTGCTCATGATCTCTTGGTCTTCGTTTACTATGCCTCCCGACTGCTCGATTTTTCTATCGATGCGCGTTAAAGTACCTCTAGCGATTTGTTCTAGATTATTGAGCCACATAGCTCTTAAAGTACTATTCATTATGGAGTAACGATTCCAACACCTAATACTTCGGCGTGTGCTGCAAAGATTTTTTCTTCTCTTTTCTTTCTTACGAAAGACACTTCACCTGCAATAAGTGTAAAAGTTGCTACGACATTTCCGCTAGAGTCAGTGATACTAACAAGTCTATTAGTAGACCCGCTATTTACTAATCTTACATCATCTGAATCTCCGAAACTACTTGCTGCACCTGCGTTAGTTCCACAAGCTGCTTCTGTTCCTAATACTCGCATATTATTCTCCTAGTTTTTCTTTGGCTGACTCTTGGGCTTCAATCATTTTGTCATCTATATCGACTTTGCCGTCCCAATTCTTGTCCGAACCGTTAATTATATTCCAAATCTTTTTAAGATTTTCTTTTATTATTTCTACCATTTTACCTTGTTTGCCCAATAAGCAGCTGACATCTTACCTTTTGCAATATTTCTTCTGTGCCTTGCCTTAAAAGACCTGCGTTTCATTGTCATTCTCCTAGACTCGCCTGCCTTTGGCTTGCCAGCTGTTTTTGCCCCTTGCTGCCCAAATCGTATAGTCTTAATTTTTTTACCAACTTTTGCTACTACAATGTGAGACTTTTTGGGGTGGCCAGGTGTGCGTTTGGGTTTATTATAACCCGACACACCTGCTCTTTTTAGTCTAGGATCTCTTTTTCTTTTTGTTGTTCTTCTTCGTCTTACCGCCATTCTTATACCCCGAAGCGTAAATTGCTCTGCCTTGCCTTTGTGCTGCTTTCTTTGACTTGTAAATCTTTCCAGACTTACCCCAACGATACCCGCCTTTAACCTTTCTTACGGGCACGTTTTTTCTTCTTCATACCTTTCTTCTTGCCATTTTTCTTTTGCTTAGCAAGAATTGCTTTCTGTAAAGCTTTTGGTAATTTCTTTTGTTTTGCTGTTAAAGCCATATCTATCTCCCTCTACGACGAACTGTTCTTTTTCGTCCTCTTTTTGCAAATGTTCTAACATTGGTAGGTTTGCCGCCAACACCTTGTTTGACTTTTCTTTTTCGTCTTACGGCTGAGCGAATCTGAGCTTTAGTCATGCGTGCTGCTTTTGCTGCTG